AACCTTAGAGTTAACAGCTCTCTGCTCTGCCGTTGAGCTAATGGTCATTTTGTGTTTTAATTATATATTATAGCTACTTAATTGTCAAACTTTTTCGTGAATCTTTGTCATATGCGTGTCATCAATGTCTGGCCAATACTCTTTAGGTAGGTGATCTTGATATCCAACATGCCAGTAGTGCAAAATAATTGGGGGTAGTTCTGAATTCCAGTCTGATAAATTAGCCACATCTTTAGAATCAAAATAGTTTACTGGTCTATTAGCATTTAATAAATATTCATAAATGCCATACTGAGGTGATGCCCAACCAACGCTATTCCTCCAAAAAATATCCTCATCGTTAAAAGTGTCTTTATTATTATTTACTATATCATTAGTAAAGCTATTTCTAGCGAGCAATAGTTCATCTTTAATCTCAAGGGACCACCTTGGAACGATAACAACGCCATCGTTCATATATCTTTTGTCTGTCTTTAGATAGTTAAATAGCTCTTGATTGTCATCTGGGGCAGAATAAAAAGCATCCTGTTGGTATTTCTCAATAAGACTATTTGGATTCTTGTAGTAAATAGTATCTGGATCTATCATTAAAACTTTGTCATAAGAAGATGTGCTAAGTGTATGAAATGCAGCATTATATTTCATTTCAAGCCACATTGCAACTTCTTTTCCCAGAATAGAATAGTTATTGTTGGGGTTTTGAATTGGAATAATCTCTAGATTTGTCATGTCTGGAAACATAGTTATGTTGTTAACACGATCTGGTGGTGATACATATACCTTGACGCTTACCTCTTTGTTTACAGATCTTAATGTCTTTAAAGAAAAAAGCAGCTCTCTCCACTGTAATAGATTATTTATATCTGTATTGTCTGAATGGATGCTATAGACTATGCAGTAATTTGACATTTACAATACCCTCTGATTAAATAGCAAGTTGCCTTTACAGGACCACCAATTCCACCTTCCCATAAAGGCAACTTACTGATATAATTATATCAAAAGCAGAAAGGTTGTCAAGCGTTATGAGTAAAAACATTAAAATACTTCCAAACATTATTACACCACGAGAAGCAGATTTTTATATCAACTATATTGACCTCAACATTAATAATTTTAGCACTTATTCTGAAATGGGAAACCCCAATAGGTGTGTGTGGAGATTCGGAGTTGATGAGGTTTGGACAGACTCAAACCCAACTCTTGAAAAAATACCTGACATACACGAAGAACTACGTATTCTATTTAAGGATGTTGTTGAGCGAATAAAGCTTGCTTATGATGATCCAGAGGAGCTATACGTTACTTCTTTTCATTTAGCAAAGCAGTTTCCTGGTGCAATTGTAAATAGGCATCTTGACGCAGGGCCAAACGACAATGGTCATTTTAAATATAGCTTTGTTTTATATCTTAACTCTAACGAAAATGATGGAACAATAAAGTTTGATAGCTTAGGATACTCTTACACACCAGCAGCCTTTGAGGCAATTGTGTTCCCATCTCAGGGAGAAGAGTATGAACATCATGTGGACAAAATCTTAAACGCTAGATATTCAATTCCTATGTGGATAACAGCTAATCCTAAATATGAAATTAACTTCAGTCAATAATGCTATAATTTATGTATGAATAATTGCCCAGAATGCCAGCATGAGTTAGTTAATATTCTTTATGGCTATCCTAGCCCAGCTATGATTGACATGGCAAAAACTGAGGGTATCGCTCTAGGTGGACGCTCTGTCTATCCAGACTCTCCCAAGCTATACTGCTATGGGTGTCATGAAACTTTTGTCTCTAATCTACAAGAGATTTAAGATCTTCTTTTGATAGTGTCATACCAGATGACATGCCAGACACTTTACCACCAACAAGTCCAACAAAGCATGGGTGATTTACTGCTTGCTTGCTTACAACAATAAGTTTTCTTAGGTCTGGTTCATCTTCTTCATTGATCCTGGTATAACTAATCTCAGGATCACTATTAATCAGCTCTTCAACAATAGGCTCCATTACCTTTGAGATTTCAGAGTCTTTGTTGGTAAATTCAATAATCTCTTTACTTACCACATGTATATTTTATCACAGAAAGCTTAGTCTTTTTCCCAGTTGCTAGATCTATTAAGGCCAGCAATATATCCTGCCTGCCAAGCCTTTAGCTCCCATTCTGTTGGAGTGCCCTCAGTCTTGGTTGCATACTCAACAACATAATTGTGCATATCTTGCTTTGCTCGCCCCAAAAGTTTTTCTGCCTGCCTTTTGTTTTTCCGCAACTCATATCTTTTCAAGACTATTCGCCTTTGTCCAAAACGTTATCAGCCCATGAAGTTATCTTAAACAAGATAGTCATTCCAGCACCAAGACCAAATAGGGCAACAATTGGCAACCACCCAATGGTATTAATTAGGAAAGTAAAAATAGCCCCAGCAATAGCAATAGCTGAAGACAAAGTTAGGATAATCATAAACGCTACCCATGATAAAGCTAATATTTTTTTCATATATACCCTCTCTGATATATTTTATGTATATGATATATCATAGCATAAAACTTAAAGTTTGACAAATATGCTATTTATGTTATAATTAGGTATGAGCAATAACGTGCCATTTGACCAAACTTATAGCGGAAAACTCAGATCAAGAGAGCAGCTGCTTGCCAGAATAGAAGCTGGCGAAGTTGAAAATTTTTTCGAGGGTCAGGATACAACAGATAGCTTTAAGGAGACAAAGAGCAATATGTCAAGAACTAGAAAACGGTCACACAACGACATTATTCAAAGCAATAAGAAAAAGCGTTACAGGATTCAAGAATCTAAGCGTGCTCCAAAGATCCAGGTTGACCAGAGGTTTGTGCTACGAGCATGGCTGCTTGGCATAGCCATTGCGTTTATTGCTTCAGCTATTGTTTCTTTTAATGGTATTACCTCTGTTGCTGCATTTGTTGGGCTTTCGCAAACATGGATGGCATCGCTATTTTTCTTCTTTATTGAGTTAATGTATCTTCTGTATCTCATTGCTTATCTCGTCCTTGGTTCTCGTATAGATGAAGATGGAAACCCAGAAAAAACAGGTGGTGCCTTTTGGGGCATGGTTTCTTTTGGAGGTATTGCAGTATTCGCAAATGCTTTTCATACTTTTGACTTTTGGCAATTCAATTGGACTAATCCTCAAATGTGGGCTGGTGTCGTATTATCTATAGCTGCACCAATAGCAATCATTACTGCTTCCAAAATGGCATCTCGTGTTGTATTTGCTAAATCAATCAAGTTGTAGTACAATATAATAATCTAACAAAGAAAAGAGTATAAATGAAAAACATATATAAGAGCATTGTCCTTTCAGTAGTGTTTGGCAACGTTATTTCGTTTCCAGTTATTGCTTACAGCTTTCCTTGGGAAACATATCTTATTGACCCAAGTCCTTACTACATCATCCAATCTATATCTTTGGGTCTATTAATTGCTCTATGCATTTTTGTTTATGAGTGGGTAAAGTATGCAGAGAAACCCTGGATCAACAAGCTAAAAAACATTAAAAAGATCAAGAAATAGACATAAACTCAATTTTGTGGTAAAATAGTAGAACAAAGTTCTTGCCTGTGGCTAACGTCATAGGCAAATTCTTTTCTTATAACTGAATATGGGTAACCACCCACTAACGCTCAACGATCGAGTACTAACTAACAAGGAAAGGTAGATCGCCAAATGAAAAGAAAAAGGTTCATCGCAATTGGTATGATTGCACTTGTAATGACAACTGGCACTGGAGTAGCTTTTGGAGCTATGATAGAGGCCACTGAGTCATCAAACAAAGAACAGCCCGTAACACAAGTAACAAAGCCAGCACCAATAGTTGATTCCCCTGTAAAAAGGGAAGTGGTTCTTTCTGGACCAGTTCAATCAATAGAGGTGGCATCTGGCCCAGTGCTTAAGTCAGACCCACCAAAAGTTGGATCGCATGACTGGATGGCACAGGTAAAGGCTGCAAAAGATAAGCTTAAAGACGATGCTAAGAAAAAGCAAGAAGAGCTAGAGTCTGAGATTGCTAGGCTAGAGAAAATCGCCGCTGACACTAAAGCCCTAAACGAGGCTCTTGTTTTAGTCAAAAAACAAATTGGTATAACACCTTGGGTTTTTCAGGGATCTAGTACACGTTCCTGGGATTGCTCTGGTCTGGTGAAATGGACCTATGCCCATCTTGGAATAGACCTATATCACAGTGCCACATG